ATGTAATCGTATAAGTATTAATAGTAAACACAGCTTTAGTCGTTACATTACCTGTAATATTTTGATAAGAAACTGTCCAATGTGAAAATGTCCAACCAGTTCTTGTAACAGTAGGCGGTGTAGCACTTTGGCCATAAGTTAAGTTGGTTTGAACATAGACTTCTGAGTTATCATGATTTAAGAAGGTTACGCTGTAATATAGTATACTGTAAATCGCATAGATATTAACATCAGCAGTCACATAAGTATAAATACCGTCCCAGCTATGAAATTCAAAACCAGGAACTATAGGTGGAGTAGGTGGAGTAGCATGTTTATTCTCTAATACAAATTGAGTTTTTAATGGAGTATCAGGTGGTGCAGAATCTTTACCATAGAAATTTACTTCATATAAATATTCATCACCAACACCAATAGGATCTATATAACTAAATACTAAAGAATCTTCAATATTACTACTTTTATTAATTTGAGAAAGTCCATCCGCACTTATAGTTAGTTGTATAGAATCTACAGTGGAGCTATCATGTTGTTGTTGACCAATTCCACTAACACTATCATTAATTGATAAGTTATCTATCATATCACTATTCATTGAATGTTGTGATATACCAATAATACTATCAATTATTGTAAATGACTCAGCTAAATGAGGTGCTACATGAAATTCTTGCATAATCCCAGTAGAATCGGTCACAATAATTATAGTATCAGACATTATAGCTGTTAAATCTAATTGTGCAATTACTGATACTGAATCTTCGATTACTATTTGATCATCAAGTACTGCCATATCAAATAATTCTCTTTCGCCAGTAGGTAATTGATCAACTATTACTATAGAATCAGTTATGGCAAATTTTCCATCTTTTGCTTCAACACCATAAGTATTATCGATTATAAGTAGCTTATCAGTAATTAAACTAAGTAAGTTTAATTGTTTAACACCATAAGTATCATCAATCATAACTAGTTCATCGACAATAGCAGTTTGATAATTTAATTGTTTAACACCGAAACAAACTGCACTAATTGAAATATTATCTAATAAATCACTTATATAATTTAATTGTTTAACACCAGTAGGAGTATTAGTAGTTATTCGTAAAGACTCTAATAAGTTGCTATTTAATATATACTGGGCCATACCAATAGGTTGACTATCAGCAATTTTGAGAGTATCAACAACAGCAGCATTAAGAAAAATAGTAGCTGATTTTCCAGTGGCACTATCATTTATAGCAAGCGCTATATTAACTAATACTGCAGCTTGGGCATTACCAAAACCATCTAAATCATCAGCTATACTTAAAGTATCAGTTATATTGCCACCTAAGTGCATATAATTATATAACCACTTATACCACATCTGTACTGAATCTAAAGTAGGTTCATCCAGTGATACTAAAATTCTAGGATTAAGTACGAATTGCTGATTTATTACTACTTCACCATTATTTATTACAAAGTGTTCAGCTGTAAACTTCATAACACCTGGATTACTATAAGCTAATTTTGGTAAGTAAGTTAAAACTTGTCGTTCATTTAAAGCAATTGGTTTATCAGGAGCAATAGGAATATAAGTTTTGTTCATATTCATCACCTACCCTGTAGACTCTATTACTTTATACCACAATTGTATATCTTCAGGTTCTTCGACAGAAGTAATTAAATCCGGTCGAGCTAAAGCTTCTTTTAAGGTTGTAATAAAATGCGGATTTAACTGAACTTCACCATTAACGATTGTAAACTGTGTGGGTAAGAATTTAGCTATACCGTAACTATTATAAGTAGCTTTAGGTATATATACAAATACTCGTTCTTCTGCTAGTACTGATGGTTTTTCTGGAGTTAATTGACTATACATCTGTGTAGGTTCTATTGCAGTATTTTCTAATTGTACTTTAGCAGATATAGTTGAATATAAACTCATTTATATCACCTACTTCACTACTGATTGAACAGTAAATTTTCTTGGAGGTTGAATAATTTGTATATTACTAACACTAGCCACCGGACTAGTTAAAGGATTAGTAATTCTGTGCCCAAAATAAGTCGGATAATTTTCTAGTACTAAATTAATACATTGTTCTAAATAAGTAGTTATACTATTAGCAATACCTTCAGGATCAGTATCAAAACCACTTGGTAATTTAGAAATTAATTCGGGATGAGCTGTAAAGAATGCTACTAAATTATCAATCATCGGTTCAGTATCCATTAATTCTATTTGATAATAGTAATCAATATTAGTCATGTCCAATGAAATATCTTCATCTAGTGACATAACTATGGTAAAATCATAATCATCAATTAAAACAACATCATTATCATCTATGTAAGCAAAATGTAATGTTGAATTACCTGCAGCAACTTCAGTTTCTCTTAGAAATTGATACATAATACCAGCAGTCATTATAGTTGAAATAGTGTCTTCACTTGCGGCACTTAAAGTGCCTAAATCATAAACGGTGGTTTGAGTAAATCTAGGTATTAGCAATTCATCTAAATCTAACCAAAGTTGTTTACTAACAATATTATTGCTTTCTCTACGAGTTGATCCGATAGTTATACATACCATCGGATTCACTCTCGCACTAGAAATCAAAAAAGGAACGTAGTAATCAGAACGTTGACTTATCTTAAAATCAAGTGCTGCAGTTTCTCCACGATAAATTGAAATATCGTTATTCAAATTCATTCTCATTTTTGTACCTCCTGCTTAGCTTGTTGCTTAGCATTTGTTTTGCCTTGTTGCTGATTATGAGTTTGACCATTATTCGCTTTACCTGCGCCGTCTCTTGCTCCGCCAGCTTGACCATTACTTTGACCACCTTGTTTATTAACTAAATTGCCACCTTGCAGATCTTGAATATAAGATAATGCTAATTCAATAGCTTCTGGGTTATTCATTAAAGCTTGCTCGATTTGAGAAGGTAAATGTTTAGCACTTTCTTGTAAGAACTTAATAGCAAATTTAGCAGTTGGATAACCGAATTGATCCTTCATGTGCCAATATAATAATAAAGCTCTTTGTGGATCTAGTTCAGAACCTGTACTACCATTTAAGAAGTCGCGATCAATTAACTGCCACATTGCTTCACGATCTTTAGTAATATAAGCTACACTATCTACTGACCAAGCAAAATCATCACGATAATACAAATTATTGCCAGTATCTTTAGCTAAGAACATATATTTAGACCAAACCTCTTCACGATAACTACCATCTGGCAATAAAGCTACAAAAGATCGTTGTTCATCAGAATAAGCCAGCAAGTATTTGAAAATTAATTCATATACACCAGCATAGGCTGTATTACGTTGTATTTTAGATGAGCTTTGTCTTTGAGCAGAAGCCATCAATTGCATTTCTTTTGCTTTACCAGAATTAGCTGTAGGATCTTTTTTACCCTGGTCAGTATCAGTAACACCTTGTGTAGATTTAGCATTATCATATAATACTCTTACCATTGCTAATTCTTCACTAATATCTGCCATTATTTGTTTAACTTGAATAGCTTGACCTTCTTGAGCACTCTCGATTTCAATATAAGTAATTTCTTCATCAGAGTCATCAATGTAAGTATCTTTTAATTTAGTGATATAAGCTTTAGATTTAGCCGATTTGACTTCAGCCTTATTTAATAACTTATTTACAGAATCTTGTGCTTCTAATGATAACTGAACTTCAGATATACCATAAATTTCTCTAGGCACTTTAATAGTACGTTTAGGAACAAATGGTAGCTGACGAACTAAATAATAAGGAATTCTAGTACCTTTAGCAATAGTCTTTTCTGCATTTTCTTGTTCAGCATCAGCTTCTTCTTTATTAGTGTCACCACTTCTAAATTTGTTTTCGATATAAGTTAAGTCTTCGGTTAGAATCTCTTCATCAACAGATTGATATTCAAAATGTTTACCACCGCAAATTGGACAAACTTCATCAATTCTAACGATTGAGCCACACTTAGAACATTTTCTAATTTTGCGCATGCCCCATTCAACATCATTAGCTAATACAATTAAATCATCTTCTGTGTAAACTAGATGTCCAACTACTCGATTTTGATTTAAATAATAGACTTCAACTACTTTTACTAAATCCGTATTATCTGGCGAACTAACCGTTCTATTATATAGATCACGAATAGTAGCGATTGTTAATAATTTAGTCTCGAAGATATACTCTAACTTTTTATAATCTGCAATACCTGGTTGAGGATAAACAGTATCAACTGGACAATTAAGAACTTTAGGCATTCCGCTACGTTCATTAGTATTATCGAACGGGTCCCATTCTACCTTTAACCAAGTTGTACCATCTATTAAACATGAATGCTCACTTTCGTCATGAATTTCTTCTGACAACATTTTGTCAATTTCATGATTAATTAAAGCTTCTGTAGCATTTACTACGGTAATATCACTGTAGTATCTAGGACTCATTTTCGGACCAGGTACCATTGATATTACTTTACTCTCTACTAATTCATAAGCTACTTTTCTTAGAGCTTTCATCTTAGTAGTCGTTTGTTCACCTTCTGCATTTAATCTAAAAAATATACCATGATAAGCATTACGCCATTTAGTTACATTTTTAGAATTAAGTCGACTGGCTTCATATTCAGTTCTAGCTACTTCGTACTTAAGATTCCACAAAGAAACTAATTCAGCTTCTTCTTGAGTATTCTCATAATCACGCTCAGTACCAGCATTTAAATATAAGTCAATACGACTATCGCTTACATTGCCTACTTTCATATTTTACACTCCTTTTTACATTATGCACTACCATAGTTTCCGCCCTCATCTCGAGGTTTCCATTTCATATTAGCACCATGTTGCCTAATGAATGCTTGTTTTTCAGCAGAAGACTTTAATGAATTATAGTCAGCCTCCATTTCAGGCCACCAAACAGAATATCTCGAAAAGCGAGTAGGCAATTTAGTAGGAGCTTCTAGACCGCTTAATAAACCAACTGATTTTTTAATACCTTGAGAGAACGCATCAACTAAGTCATCGTTTCCAGCAAAAGGAAATGTACCAAGCTCTTGCTTATAGCAATGAGCATAACTCAAGCCTTGCTCTTCCCATTCAAAGTCTTCTGGAGTTGATAATAAGTGAGCATCTCGTTCACATGGAATATAACAACGGCCATCTCTTTGATAAGCAGACGCTACTTGAGCTCTAGAATATTTACTACCTTCAGGCTCTACTGGAACTACACTAGGAAAGTCTCTTTCAGGAATACCAAGTTTTCTACGCCACTTCTTAAGGATAGATACAATACCTGGACCATTAGCTTTATCTTCAATATAGATAACC